GCCGGTGGCGGGGGGCCCCGCAAATTCGGACAGCACGCGGGCCACGAAGGTGCTGGTGATGCCCTCGCCCGAAGATTCGGTGCTCAGGGCGCAGATGGAGGGCGACGGCGAGTACGCCGTCACGGGCCGCAGCGGCCTTCTCACGCGCCTCTTTCAGGGAGGATTCCTGCCCGTCGGTCAGGCTGCCCTTCTGCGCGTCCCGCCACTTCTTCTCCTGGGCGGCGAGCTCGGCGATCTCCTTGTCGTAGTTCAGGCGGATCTGGCGGCGGCGTTTCTCGCCGCTCTCCTTCAAAAGGTCGATCTCCGACTGCCGGTTCTTCATCTGGAGCTTCAGAAGCTCCGAGGCGCGCTGCTCTTCCGACTGTTGCTCCTTCTTAGAGGCATTCGGGTCGGGCTTCGTGTGGCCGCCAAGCCCGGAACTCTTGGCGAGCTCGACGGATTTCTCCATTTCAGCCTGCGCCTTCTCCAGCCATTCGTCACGCTCCCTTGTCAGACGATCCACCTCTTCCTGTTTCAGCCAGCGCCCGTTGTTGTTCCCCTTGTAGGAAGCGTTGGAGGAGAAGAAACGGTCAACCTTGCCGCCGTAACCCCACCACGTGTCATAGTCGCTTTCCGGCTTGGCCTGCGCTTCAGCCACCTTGGCGTCAAGCTCGACCGCCTTGTTCACCATGCTCTGGGCCTTGGCCTGGAGGAAAAGCATCCGGATATAGGCGTCGCTCTTGCTGATCAGGATGTCATACCACTGGGCCAATGTGTCATAATAGCCGAAGGTCTCGCCGTACTTGCTGTTAAGTTCCTTGACCTTCGCCTTCTCCTCCTCCCTCGTGCCGGTGAACTCCTTCAGGCTCGCCAGCGTGCTCTCGATCTCGAAACGGGTCTTGATCATCTGTGCACGGCCGTCGGACTCGATTTTTACCATTTCACGGGCTTTCTCCGCCGCTTTCTCCTGCGCGTCCGAGTATCTGTCCCAGGCAACGACAAGTCCCGTGATAACGGCCGAAAGACCCAGCGTAAGCGTGGCCATCAGGGCCTGCGCCGCACCGGTGGAGATACCCAGGGCGACGGCCAGCCGGGTATTGGCGGCCGTCAGCAGGTTCTTCATCTTCACGACCGTCACCAGGCGGAACGCGGAATCCTTGTTCAGGGTATTGAACACCTGCTGGAGACCCATCGTGATGGCCATCACGCTCTGCACGCGGGTCTGTATTTTCGCCAGGTTCTCGTTCTCCGAGGCGAAGAGAGACAGCGCGCCCGTGGCGGTGGTGAACAGACCGGCAAGGCCGCTCACGCCCGACATGAAACCCTGGAGG